CCATTCGGCGCCGGTGCGGGTCTTGCCCCATCCACGGCCTGACAGGATCAGCCAGATGTCCCAATCACCGTCCGGTGCGATCTGTTCGGGGCGGCCGAGGAAGTCGCGCCAATCATACAGCAGCGCGGCCTGTTCTGCTGGCGTCAGCTTGTCTACGAGTGCGTTGCGTTCATCGCGCGGCAGGGATGCCAGGCGCTCGGCTACGCTCTGGGTCATTTGCTGGTTATCTGGTCAAGCAAGGATTTGACGCGCTGGCCGGCGATGCCGTGATCGATCTGGATTGCCGGTCTGCTGTCATCGCCGCTGTGATGAACTTGGAGCGGCGCGAGCTTGGGGAAAATGCCGTTGTAGAACGCGTCGGGGTTTGTCCTTGCCCACTCGACCAAGCCGTTCACACCGCCAAGCTCGGAGAATGCAATCTCAACGGCTTCCTTAAAGGCTTTGGTCTGCGTGCTGACTGACCCCTTTGGCCTGCCTGCTCCCGGTCTTCTTCCACCTGCGCCCATTGTGAATGCTTTGATAGTTATTCAGCGTTTAGACTTCTCACCCGAACACTTCCACCGTTTCCGGCTCAGGTTCAGGGGGCTGTTCGGATCGGCTGCGGCTTTGGGGTGCGCTCGCTTTTGGGCTGCCGATCGTGCGCAGTAGGCGTCCCCTTTGGCGGTGCCGGGTCTGACACGCGGCCCGCCGCCCTTGGCTTCGCCAGCCTGGCCATAGCTCACCCGCTTGCCGGAAGCGGTGACCTTCACGCGGGCTTTTCCAGGCGCGGGCGATGCCATCACGCTGTCCCCATTACAGGCTGCACCATCAAATACTTGATGTTTTCAATGGTCTCGTCCATGCTTTCCCACTTGTCTTGCTGTCCAGACAAGCGATCGCAAATCGCCACTCCAAGGATCCAGCCTGCAAACTGCAGAAGTTCGTGCCGCGACTGGCAACCGGATTGCTTCGCCAAATCCAGAAGGTCTTGGTAATCCCGGTCGCAAATGTCAACGCTGATGAGCATCACTTGCCTTTTTTCATCGGCTTGGCGGTCTTGGCTGACTGGCGAAACGCCGCAGCGGAAGGTGCGCCCTTGGCCCCAACCTTGCGCATTTTCTCGCCAGAGCCAGCGGCAATGCGGGCCTTCTTGGCGTTAATGTTTGCGTAAAGGCCCGGTTTACTCGCCATCAAAGAATACCTCGATAGGGTCCGGAATGTCGGCGTTGTGGTACTCGTGCCCTATCCAGAGTTCAATCACGACACGGCGCGGATTGTCAAGCAGGATGGCGGTTGCCTGGGGCCATGACCGGGTCGGCTTGAACGTCTTGCGGAAAGCTGCGCTCCACATCTCGGCAACGGCTTGGCAGGCTGTCTGCTCGATCAGGCGCTGTGCTTTCCGGCGCCGCATGTCGGTGACGTCCAGTTCGCGAACCGCGTCGATAACGTGAGCGACGATTTCGTCGATAAACTGGTCGTCGACGATGTGGGGGAAGAACACGGCTTGGATCAGATTGGCCATGGGAAGGACCCGCCAGAGCTAGGGTTCAATCTACTCTGACGGGTGGACCCCTCGTCGGTCAGCACCGACACGTAAAATCTACCTAACCCGCCGCGTCTGTCAACGTCACGGACGCCATAGCGGCGGCCTTGGCGCGTTCCAGCAGGTACAGGATCACGCCCACGTCGCTTGTGCTGGACGTAATCCATTCCGCTCCGTCCGCATCGAAGCCAAGGACGATGGCGCTGGCAAGCTTGCCCTTGGCTGCGGCAAGGATGCCATCCGAAGACATGCTGGGAACAATAAGCTTGACCACGTCACCCATTAGACATCGGTCCGAAAGAAATCGTCGCCATGCGGGATGGACGCGCCAGCGTCGGAACCATTCGGCTCGCTGACGGCGGGGATATCGTCGAACGTCAGTGTCGCCATCCGCATCTTGGTCACGTCGATGTCGGCCGGCGTGGGCGGCTCGGCGCGGGCGGCTTGGAGGGCAATGTCGGCGGCGTGCAAGCGTGCCTGGGCATCTGATAGATTTACTGTGGCTTGGCCCATACGGGTGTCTGCCAGGATCTGATCCACGCGGGCATCGTCTCGCGCCCCAAAGGCGCGGCGTACTGCGGCGCTTGCTTCACGGAATTCCATGATGGCTTCGGCTTCGGTCATTGAGTGGTCTCCTCTCGTGTCAGGCGAGCGTTGTGCATCGCTTGCCGCGTGTGGTCAACCGAAAACCAGCAAGCTGCAATCAGGAGCGCACCAGTCGCACCTACCTATAGGTAGTAGGTGCGGTGCGGTGCGGCCCTTTCCTGATTTTGCTAGCTTTTTGCCAACCCCGCACCAGTGCACCTAGGTGCGCTCAGGTGCGTTAGGTGCGCTCTTGACCATTCTGAGTTGCGCCACCCATTCCGCCTGCACGATGTGCCAGCCGCCTTGGGTCGGTGCGATGTAGGAGGCTTGCAAGAGGACGCTGACCGGCTTGTGTTCGGCGTTGGGATTTAGGTAGTTCCGGACGGCTTTTTCCGATATTCCATCTATTAGAAAAACTTCACGCAAAGCGTCCCTGTCAACGAAGGGGAGACTATCCCGCCAGACACATCCGCCATGCTCCCACGCGCGCCGGAATGTCTGCTGGTATTGCCCCGCCTTGGGGTGTGCTTTGGGCTGGTGTTGGCGTTCGCTGAGGGAAACGACTGCGCTTGTGACCTGTTCGCCATCCTCGTCCAGCCAGCCTGTGATCGGGACCGACATCAGCTCGACAGTCAGGTCCTCAGACAGTTCGGCGTCCTTGCTCTTGCGCTGGACGACCTGCAAGGGGTCGCCCTTCTGCTGGCCGGGGATAACGGACACCTCAATATCCAGCGCCCCGCGCCAGGCGGAGGATCCGCGCGCCCGATGCTGGGCCTCGTCGGATACGCCCGTATGGTGAACGAGGATCACAGCGCAGGAAAAGACCTCCATCAACTCGGCGCAGGCATCCAGCATGGTCTTGGCGTCCTGCGCCTTGTTTTCATCCCCGTTCAGAAAGCGGTGCAGGGTATCGACCACGATAACGGCAGGGGTAACGGGAAGCTCCCGGACGGCGTCGGAAACGCGCCGCAGGCCCTCGCGAGTGTTGAGGTCGCACCCGCCTTTGGACAGCCACATGTCGAGACGCGGGACGCTATGGTGCTGCTTCCATGCGGCAACCCTGCCCCGCAGGCCTTGGTGACCCTCGCCGGCAAGGTAGACCACCGGTCCGGGGCGCACCTTGCGGCCGTTCCACTGACGAGCCCCTGACGCCATTGTCAGGACCCAGTCAAGAACGAGGAAGGTCTTGCCGCCCCCGGATGGGCCGTGAACCATGATTAAAGCACGATCCTGCAGCCAGCCCTTGACCAGCCAGGATATCGGCGCGGGCTGGGCGGAAAAGTCATCCGCCGGGATCAGCCATTGGTCGATCGGCGGGTTAAGCAATGCCGCAAGGTCGTGGCCCGCGGCGCGGTAATCGTTGGCATCGCCGGGGATGGGGACGAGGATAAGGCGGGCGCCGTGCTTTGCGGCGGCCTGCTCGCCGTAACGCTGCCCGACGCCGCTTGCGTCATTGTCGGCGACGATAACAACTCTTGCCGAAGGGTGAGTGGTAGTTATGGCCCCCGTCACGGGGACGAGATTGGATGCGCTATATGCGACGACGCAGGGCTTGCCGGTGACTTCGTGGATGGTGGCGGCAGTTGCGAAGCCCTCCGCAACGTAAATCGTGTCGCCCTCGATTGCCCCGACGCTCCAGTATTTACCGCCAGTGGCCCCGCCTGGGTGATAAAGCTTGCCCCCGTCAGCGTCGATGTACTGGAGGGAGGACAAAGAACCGTCAGAACTGAAGAGCGGCGCCATCAGGCGGCCGTCGCCTGTAATGCGCAGGCCATGAGCGCTAACGCCTTTGCGCATAAGGTAAGGATGATCCGGGCTGGCGGCTCCCGCCTGTGACCAGATCAGCTCCACACTGTCTGCGGCGCTGGCCGCTTTGGCATCGCGGGCCGATCGAGCCTCGGCTTGCCGGCGGGAGACTGATGCCAACTCGACAGGTGTTAATTCACGGCCAATGTCCGCGCGCCACGTGCTGGAAGCACCTGTCCGCCAATCGCCGAACATTCCCGCCGGAACGCCATCGGGGAAGAACACATACCATCCCGGCTTGTCGTGGCCCGGCTGGCCTTTGCTGCCCGTCTGGTAGCGATGCAGCTTGCCGTCCATCTCGATCGACGGAGGCGGTGTTATGCCTGCCGACGCCATCGCCTGGCGGATCTGCTCGTCGATCGCCACCGGCGTCGGCAGACGCCACGGACCACCGAATATCTGCGTCACGTCCACCATGATTTCCGTCTCCTGTTTAAATCAGGGTTGCACATCCGTGCACGCTGTGCAATAAACATCCTGCCCGACCGGATAAGCCGACAGGGCGAAACAGGAAGAGACACATGGCAATTAACCTTAAGCGCACCAGTGCGCTTGCAACCGATGGCGTCAAGCTATTGGTTTACGGACAGGCTGGTGCAGGAAAAACTTCACTTATCCCCACACTTCCAAATCCAATCACGTTGTCAGCAGAGGCTGGCCTTCTGTCGATCGCGGGCGCTGATTTGCCCTACATTGAGATTGGCAACATCGCAGACTTGCAGGACGCTCTTGAATGGCTGACCGCCTCTGAAGAGGCGGCTGCATATCAGTCCGTGGCGCTCGATAGCATTTCGGAAATTGCAGAGGTCGTGCTTGGCGATGAGAAGCGGATCGCGAAGGATCCGCGTCAGGCTTACGGCGCGATGCAGGAAGCGATGGCGCACATTATCCGCGCGTTCCGCGACCTTCCCGGCAAGCACGTTTACATGTCGGCCAAGCTGGACAAGTCACAGGACGAGATGGGCCGCATCCTCTACGCGCCATCAATGCCCGGCCAGAAATCCGGCCAGCAGCTTCCTTACTTCTTTGATGAAGTTCTGGCGCTGCGCGTCGAGAAGGACGCCGAAGGCGTGCCGCAGCGCGGGCTGATGTGCGACGGCGACGGCCTCTGGCTGGCGAAGGATCGCTCTGGCCGCCTCGACGCATGGGAAGCGCCTGACCTTGGGGCGATCATTGCCAAGATACAGGGCGGTGACGTTCATGGATAACTTGGCCGCCCTCTGGCTTGAGGCGAAGCAAGCCGAAACGGAATGGACCGAACGCCGCCGGCAGATCGAAGACGAGATGCTGGCGACGCAGCGCACCAAATGGAAGGGCTACAAAGTCCGCGTCACGAGCCGGGACAACTGGAAGATCGACGGCGACAAGCTGCAGGAAGTTGCAGAGGCGCGCGGGCTGACTGCGCATCTCGGCCAACTGTTCCGCTGGAAACCGGAGGTCAACATGGCGCTGTGGAAAGCTGCGGCGCCAGCGATCACCGACGTCCTGTCCGAAGCAATAACCGTGACGCCCGGTCGCGCGTCATTCTCAATCACAAAAGATGGGAACTAACCATGAGACTTGATGAAACCATCAGCATCGGATCGCTTCCAGAAGGCGACCGCTCATACGATCCGGTCCCGCCGGGCTGGTATGCCGCGCGCATCCACTCCGCCGAGGTCAAGGCGACCAAGGCCGGAAACGGTCAATATATTAAAGTGCGTTACGACATCATCGGTCCTGCGCATCAGGGCCGCGTGATCTTCGGCAACCTCAACATCCGCAATCCGAACGCCAAGGCCGAACAGATCGGCCGCCAGCAACTCGGCGAACTGATGCGCGCGATTGGTCTTGCCGAGATACAGGACACGGACCAGCTCATCGGCGGAACGTGCGAGATCAAGCTGGACGTGCAAGCCGCTGAAGGCGAGTACGCCGCCCGCAACGAGGTGCGCGGGTGGAAGCATGGCGGCGGGACGCCGGCGGCTGCGAAGCCTGACGCACCGAAACCCGCTGCCGCCAAAGCCCCGCCGTGGAGGAAGTAATGCAAATCCCGCCGCCTCAGAATGGACTGGTTACACTGATCGACAAGCGCCATGCAGAGGCGGCGGGGCGTTTGCCCCGCCCCCACATGGGCGCCAGCCAGCTAGGCCACCCCTGCGACCGTTGGCTGTGGCTGTCTTTCCGCTGGGCAGTCATCGAAGAACACGAAGGCCGGATGTTGCGCCTGTTCCGGCGCGGGCAGATGGAGGAGCATACGATACTCGCCGACCTTGAACTGGCCGGGGTCAAGATCGAAAGCACGCAGGCGCACTATACGTTTGGCGGTCATATTTCGGGATCGGCGGACGCCATCGTGTCCAACATTCCCGAAGCGCCAAAGACGCAGCACGTCGCCGAGTTCAAGACGCACAACGATAAGTCTTTTGCCCAGCTTGAGAAGGACGGCGTTGCCAAGGCCAAGCCGATGCACTGGGTCCAGATGCAAGTCTACATGCATGGCGCGGGGCTGGATCGCGCGCTGTATGTCGGCGTCAACAAGAACGATGACCGCCTGCACGTTGAGCGCATCCACTATGACAAGGCGGCGGCAACTGCGGCGATAGAGCGGGGCCATCGCATTAGCGAAAGCGACAGGATGCCGGAGCCTGTCGCAGGCGCCAGCCCCGCCTGGTATCAATGCAAGTTCTGTCCGGCTTACACGTTCTGCCACCAGACAAGGCTAACGCGCGAGGTCAATTGCAGGACGTGCGCTCACGCGACGGCGCGGCCTGACGGCTACTGGCATTGCGGCGTGTTCGATGACGTGATCCCCGTCCCCGCGCAGCGCAAGGGCTGCACGTCGCATGTCCTGCATCCGGACCTTGTGCCGTGGGAGATGATGGAAAGCGATGACGGCGTGACGGGCGTCTGGAAGATAGACGGCAAGGTTGAAAGGAACGGCGATCCGGAAACGGGCGCGCGAACCAGCTTTGACCTGATTAATTCTCAGGTTCCGTTCTGATGGCACTAAGAGACTACCAGCAGCGCGCAATCGACATGCTGAACGACTGGTTTACCCGGCACCCGGAGGGGCATCCCGTTATCGAGATGCCTACCGGGTCCGGGAAGTCTCACGTTATCGCGGCCTATTGCCAAGAAGCTTTGCGCGAGTGGCCAGAGACGCGCATCCTGATGCTGACGCACGTTAAAGAGCTGATCGAACAGAACGCCGCCAAGATGCGCGAATATTGGCCGACTGCGCCGCTGGGCATCTACTCCGCCGGCCTGCGCCAGCGAGACGCATCACAGTCAATCGTGTTTGGCGGCGTGCAAAGCCTAGCGCGTAAGGCGGACGAGATTGGCCACATTGATCTGCTGATCGTTGACGAGGCGCACCGCATCCCTGCGGGTGCCGCTGGCCAGTACCGAAAACTGATTGATGACTTGACACGCATCAACCCGGCCCTGCGTGTCATCGGCCTGACGGCGACGCCTTACCGGCTGGGGCATGGCATGATCACGGACCCTCCTGCTCTGTTCAGCTCC